ATTTCCTTTTGCTGGATAGGATCGGGGTCCCAGGTATGCGGATTCTTGGGCGGCAGGCGAAGTTCCTTACGCTCCTGGGCGAACTCGTCCGTTTCGCCCAACCGCTTGCGGTAGCCGGTCTCCACGTTCTCTAATTCGTCAGTAGCCGCGGCGGCGCGCGTGGTGTCGGCGTCGTGGAACCGCGCGATGATTTGCTCGTCGGTCTCGGTCATTGGTATCCCAGCCTTGCCTTCTCTTCCTTGTACTTACGAAGACGATTTTCAATGGAGATTTTCGGGTCAGCAGCCATGATGTCCTTGTCGATCGCGTCGGAGACCTTTTGGGGGATAGTGAAGTATTGCGTTCCGGCGAGGTGTTTCTTCCATTGGTCGGGGTAAGTGTCGGCCACGGCCTTGACCAGCGGATATTCATTCCGCCATTCCGCGCCGTGCTTCTCGATCAGCTCATTGACGATGTTTACATATTGAACGTTTTTCTTATCCTCGTCCGTCGCCCCAGCCAGCCACTCTGCAATCTTAGTAGGGTTGCGGTCGGCGGGCTTTAAGGGAGTGCGGGCGTTTACCGCGTCGAACAATTGCTGGTCAGACAATTGCTGGTTAGACGGCGCGAAGTGCGGGTGGCCAGGTGTTTGAATCATCCCCGCCTCGCGGCGAATTTCCTTTTGCTCTGTGGATTCTTTTTCTCTCTTGCCCACGTTGGCGGCAGTCTCTTGTTGGTTGAACCCCGCAATCATGCCCGAAACTTCGGGCATTGCGTCGTCCGCCGACCATTCGGGGTGAGCGTCGAACAGTTTAATTGCCGCATCCTTAACTGTGCCCACCTTCTCCGTAAGGTCTGGGTACTTCACAATCATTTTGTCCACGGTAGATATGAGCAAACTTCGTTGTATTTGCCGCAACTGTTTGTCGTCTTTAGCCTCGGCCTTCTTGGCAGCGGCGGCATCGCGTTCATTACCCTCCGCGATGACATTCCATAGGGTGTGGTATTCCGGGCCGGTGCCTTCGATCATTTCGGGCGTGGATATTTGTTCCGCCTTTTGCGCCCAGGTCAGCTTCGGATCATGCACTATCGTCAGTCCCTTCGACCATATGAGTTGGTCGGGCTTCTCTCTTGGCTCGGGCGTCTGCTTGTGCTTGAGCGCGGCATTGATACCTCTATCCAACATTTCACGCTGTGTCGCGGTGAGTTCTTTGCCAGTGGCCATCGTAGCGGTCCGCTTCTTGGCATTGTCGGCGATTATCCCCGCCTCCGCTCCATCCTTGGCATTCATCACGTCAGATATAAGCTCGTGGCTCTCATCGTAATTCTGCTTTTGGGTCTGAACGAATTTAGAGTGAGCGCCCCGGAGCATCCTGTACCGGGTGTCCTGCTGCTCGGGCGTCATATTCTTGTCGTCCAGCCCCGCCAGCGCCGTTTTGGCGGCGTCCAGGTCGGCGGCGGTACCGCTCTCTAAACGACGCTGCGCCTGCACTAACGTCGCCTGCGCGGGTATGAACTGCTCTTGCGAATCCGCCCAACCCTTTTGCTTCAACCCGACCGATTCCAGCTTATGGTTCATCGTGCTGGCACCCTTCAGGTCGCCCGACAGTAACGCCGCGTCATAGTTCTGCTGGTAATCCGCCTCAATCACCGTCTGCCTCTGCTTGAACAACTGGTGCTGGACGTGCTCGCCGATTTGCGGGATAGCCTCCGACTGCTCGTGCGCCCATACGTTCGCAACTCGGACGTTGGGTGATTGCATGTCCGCGATTTCCTGCATGACGCCCTGCGCGATCTTCTGATTGCCCTCCGGGTCGAGATTGCTGTCCATCGTCTGCTGGAGCACGGCGAGCTTCTCCGCCCGTTTGCGCCGGAGCGTGTCGATCTCCACCATATCAGAGGCGTCCTGGAGCTTCTTCTGTATCTGCATGGCCGTGTCAAACACGGCGTCCCCGCTCTTGGCGACCTGGCCCCAAAGGGCCTGTGCGCCGTTGTCGAAGTTGATGTGCCCCGCGACGGCCGGCCCTTGGTCGGGCGGTTGCTCTTGCGAATACGTGATGTCGAATGCTTTAGCCATTAGAGGGCCGCTCCCATCCCATTATTTGAGAACTGGAAAGGCTGTGTTTTCGGCGGCGGGGACATGAAGGCCCCCGTCATGTTCCCGTACTGGCCAAAACCCGTCAACAGCGACGTACCCGCGCCCAGCATTCCCGCCATCATGTCGTTGCCCGCCGCCTGGCCGTAAATCCCGGCCTGCATCTGCTGTAGCCCCGCCTGGCTCCGATACTGGCCCGCCTGAATCTGGCCCTGGTAGCCGATCATCAGGTTGTCCAACTCGCTCTGTGCCGCCTGGGTGCCCTGCAACTGAAGCGCTGTGCCTTCGTTGGGGACGGCGCCCGAGGCACCGAGATTCGCCCGCAAGGTGGACGCCTGGCGGTCTGCCGCCTCCGCCTGCTTCTGCTGCTTGTACAGCGTGGCCTTCTCGGTCTGCACCGCGTTCTGGTTGGCGACAGCGGCGTTGTAATTGGCCATGGCCTGCTCGCCCTTGGCCTGGGACGCCGCGGCACTGCCCTGCATAATCTGACCCACCGCGCCCAGCGCCAAGCCGCCTAAAATTACCCCTGCCATTGGGACACCTCTTTTGAAATCAGCATCGTGTACAAGTAGCCGGGCTCCTCGCCAAAGAACATCGGCAGCGTGGCCTCCAATTTGAAGCCAAGATGCTCGACCGTGCGAACGGCCTCTTTGAAGTCACACTCGACCACGGCCATGAGCCGCCGGAGGTCGTGCGCCTTGGCGCAACAGCCTATCCACTCGCCGAGCATCTTGTACATGGTCTTCTTGTGCGCCAGCGCCGCCGCCGCCCAATCGAACCAGATAAGCCCGGTGGTAGGCCGCAGGAGTTGCATCCCGCCCACCGCCAGCACCACGCCGTCATGCTCGACCGCCCACTCGAAGTAGACCGCCGGCGGAAGGGACTCTCGCTCGATGCCGCGGCTGATGGAGGTCTTGACAACTTCGGCGATGTCTTCGGCTGTCGCTGTTCGGATTTTCATCTGCTTGTCTTCTCCGCTCTGGCCACAATCGCCCGCAGCGTGCAGGGCAATGGGTCGGTGCCGGTAATGGTGATCGGCGTGACCGAGTCGAACCCGCCCGACGTGGTGACGATCGTATCGCCGGTGAAACAAACGCCCGTGGTGTCCTGTACCGGGAAAAGATGCTGTAGGTCATTCCCGTACTGGACGTTGCCGCTGTTGAGGAAGGATAAATCCAACTCCGCAATCGCCACCTTGGATCCTTGCGACGCCCCGCCGCCGCGTGAAGGCACCTGGAGGCGCATCGGCTCGACGATGTACTGTGAGCCGAAACCGACAGCCACGGTGGACGCCTGGGTCGAAAGCGTGATCTGATTGCTGGACACAACCTGCGACGGCTGGACAACGCCGTCCGCAAGAATCTGGACGGCCTCATTATTCAGGACGGAGGGGACGGCAATTACCGTCGCGGGATTGCCGGAATACTGCGTCCCGCAGTTGACGAAGAAACTGTCGGCAATCCCGTTGAACAGGCGGGACGCCATGCGCTCAATGCACATGCTTGGCGTGTTCGTGCGGACTTCCCCGCCAAGCGTCCGATACACCGCCAGCCATACTTCGTCTTCCTCGGCGCCGGGAATGACAGCCACGGAAACGACCTTGGAACCCGTCCGGCCAAGGCCGGTCTGCCACCAAGCCCATTGCTCGAAATACCCGATGGCAAAGGGGTATACCACTACTTCGTCAATCGTGGCGGTTCGCCCAGCCGTCCGGTTGCAAATGTTCCAATACCATAAGGGGCCAGACACATTGCCGTTGAAGGCTGCGTCAATTGAGCAAGCGGAGTTGGACGGGTACTGCATCGCCGTAATCGAAGCGATCCCGTAACCGTCAAGGAACAGCCACATACTGTTGCTGCCATTCCAGACGCCAGTGAGACAGTGAGTGTTCCCGTCTCGCACGTCAGCCTGGATACTAATGTCTGCGGTAACAAAACATTGCTTGTTCGCGTCGTCAGTAACGCAGAACGTCGGCATTCCGTTTGACGCCACAGTCAGACTGATTTGGAAGTTTCCCGCCGACGTGATCGTATCGAAGATTGTGAAAGTTCCGCTTGACTTGTCGCTTGTCTTGAACCACGCGGAGACGGAGACCCCTTGGCCGTTGATAAGGGTTGTGAGGTTGGGACTGGTACTCCAATATCCTTCCGCCCAGGACTTCGTGCCGCCGCCGGAGAACGTGACCGCCGTGTTCCCCGAGCCGGGAACTAGGCCCGTAACGCCAAGCGTCGGCGGGCCGACGTACGCGCCGTTGTTCAACTTCTCTTGGTCGTAGGCAATTGTGCCGGACGCCTCGCCAAGCTGCCACCATGCGTAAGGGCCGATAGAAGCCACGGCCTCGTTGAAGGTCGCGCCGTAGTAGGAAATCGCCTTGTCCATCAAGGTTGTTCCGACGTAGTGCCGCGCCCATGCCGTTACGTTCTGATCGCGCTCGTAAGTGAATGAAAGCAACGTGCCGTCCCCGCGCACGCACCAAAGAATCTGATCGGGGTTCTTCTGCAATGCCGTCTGCGTAATGCCGCCAAGCGTGATATGCTCGGCCATTTGGCTCATGTCCGGGGCCGCGTATTTCTGCGCCGCGCCGTTGAAGGCGAACTCGCGGAGCTTTCGGCCAACGTAATCCACGAACAACACTGCCTGGCCCGCCTTCGTCGGCATGAGCGGCATGACGCCGTCCGTGCCGATCTGAATGACCACGGCGTTATTGCCCGTAAGTGTTGTGGGGATAAGCCCGTTGACGGCGCCGGCCGTAACGACCCACTCGCCGCCGGAGGTCCCGACGCACACGCAATCGAGGCTGTCCAGCCACAAGACGGTATCCGTCGCCAGCATGTCCTTCTCGAAAGAGTCGGCGTCCTCCACGCCCGCCTCGAAGTTCTGGTAATCGTCCGACGCGGAGAACCATACCGCCTGCGGCTGCCACGCGGAGCCGCCGTAGATGATTCGATCTTGGAAGAAGCCCACCGCCGCCGGGAAGCCACGGTACGCGCTCCATGAGCCTTCCGCCCAACGGGGCGTCGCTGTCGCGTTTACGCCGAGAGGCTCAGTCAGAGTAACGTTGGCGATGGTTGTAGAGGTTATAGACGTAATCTGGACCACGCCTGTTATGTCACTGGTCTGAGCGACAAGGGTAAGCATGGCACCGGCCACGCCGCCCGTCCAGCCAGATACGACAGCGCGGTAAAAGACGTTCTGGGCATCCTCTACGAATGAAAAGAGAATGTTCACGTTTGATGTGCCACCCGAGTATGTGCCCGTCCATGATTGAATATCTATCCACGTCGCGCCATCGTCGTCCGATCTTTGGAGTGTGACAACCGCGCCCCAAATACCGGAAGATTGAAGTGTCCCCGTGCCAGTGATGAGTAAGACCGCCGTTGTGGCGTTTGTGGCGTTAATAGGACATTGGAATTGTGTAGGGATCTGCGGCAGTGTCAACGCCCACAACGACCCGACGTGCCCTGTATAGAACACCGGAGGCACAATCGTAATGTAGTTGGCTGTTGGCTGCGCAATCAGGAACGTGATGTAGTTGCCCGTGGTAGCCCCGGCAGTGAACGTGACGGAATAATCCGTGCCAAGGGTCAAGATGGTATTACTGCCATTCGGAACATATGAATGCACAGCTATGTCAGTGTTGGCCTGGATTGCAAAGTTGAAGTACACCTGCTGGCCGATAGTATTCGTGCCAATCGCCGTCCACGTAGCACCCGCAGTCAGCGTCCCAGTCGAACCTATCTGCTCAAATGCGTCGAATTGAGGACTGGTCGGGAAGGTCGCCGCCAATGTAGTTTTGGGGCCTGTCGGGTTCTGAAGGTCATTCCGCTTGTAGAACGGGCCGTTGGTGAATGTGATCGCTGTCAGCGTGAACGTGGGCACACCCGCCACGTCGGCCAGCTCCAGTTGCATGGGCGCGTAATCGCTGTGGACAAGCCACATCGTATCCCCCACCTGCCGGAATTGCAGCGAGGGGAGATCAGCCACCAGGTACGGCGTCACAACCTCCACGGGCGTCCCGCCCACTTGAAGCTGCGCGCCCTGGTAGTAGAACCGAATGTACAGGTTCCCAAACTCGCACACGTAGGCGATATTCTGTGAGTACACGAAAGGAATGAGTCGCACGTTCGCCGGCGTCAACTTCCCCTTGGCGACAAACTGCGTTCCCGGCGTCCGCGTTACCGTGCCATAGACCAGGGGCAGCATGTTGACAAGCTGGCGGCAAGAGGCCGCGTACTTCTCGATATCCGTCCGGGCGTCAAGCTGCGGTGAAACTTCGCCGTTTGAAAACGTATTAAGAGCCAGATCAACCATGAAGGCTTATCCTCCGCGATTCAAGCCATGTCGGTTCTCGGCTTTCCCTGTTGGTCTCAATCGAGTTGACCAGCACGGCGTCACGAATCGTCTGTACCAACTCCTGCCCGATGGACTGCCGCAACACCTTGTCCTGTGATTGCGACATGACGATCTTGAGCGCCAGCGACAGTACGAACGCCTCGACAAAGAGCGCGTCAAACAAGGCTGGGTTGGTCACTTGGCCGATGTACTCAAGCGTGATCGACTGGCAACTGGACAAGAGCATATTGCCCTGGAGCAGCCAATGGTGCCGGTCAATCTCCATGATCCGCAAGAGATTGGCCGGTAGCGCGTAGGCGTAGGTGTGGCACTTGGAGGGCGATAGGGCATAAGTGCTCGTGGCGTCGGGTGTGACGTTCCACGCGGGGCTTACCGTAACCACGGTTGCCGTGTTGCTCGTGATCTGCCCCTGTTGACCTTGGCCCGTGCCACCAGTAATCGTGACGTACCAGCCGGCGAAGGCATTCACCGTCCATGCTTGGGTGGTATCGCCAAGGGCTGTCGTGCCGGTGCCCGTCGCCGTGGCCGTGCCCGCGGTGCCCGCAACGGCCGCCAGGAGCGATTGTGTCTTGGCGAACTTCCACAGGTGCCGGCGCACGAGTGCATCCCGCGTCTGGACGTAAAACAGCGTCATCGTCTGGGCGTCTGGCGAGTTGTCCGTGAAGGCCACGGGCGGGCCTGCGCTGTAACCGGCGAGATTCGCCTTGCCGCCCACGCGGGACAGGGCCATGTTCGCTATTTGAAGGTCAGTTTCCATGTCGAAACTCCTAAAGGCCCGGCGAAGCTGTCGCCCCGCCGGACCGGGGTGCTAACCACTTAGGTGCTAGGAGCCAAGCTGCAAGTCCACGAACGGGGCGTTCGAGGAACCGCTGCTCGAAGCGTCGATGCAGTACCCGGCCAACTGGAAGACGGGGTGCGAGCCTTCGGTGATCTCGGTGCGGGAGTGAACCGAACCGTTGGGTCCGAAGTACACAGCGCGATCGCTGGCGGCGGCGGCGGTTAAGCCGTCCGACGTGATCCAGCACGGGCCGCGGTCCTGAACCCACGTCCACACGCCAGCGGCGCATGTCACGGCGGGCATTCCCAGGAATGTGACGTACGCGCTGTTAGTGACGTTGCCGCTGGTGAGATACCCGTAGGGGTTCATCATCGTTTCGATATTGGTCGTACCCACCGTCACGGCGGTCACGAGCGGGTCGTCCAACGTCAGGGTGCAAGCACCGCCGCCAGAGGCCACGGAGGTATTGCAAAGAATGCAGCGGTTGTCGGGGTGCTGGTTGGTGCCGTTGCCGACAACAACTGTGCCGCCGATCAGTTCGTCAACGGCAATAATGCCGTTGCCGGCCACGCCGGCGGTCGCGCCGACGGTGATCGTCACCTGGAAGGAACCGGCTGTGCCGGCCTGCCCAACCTGCGCCGGGGCAACGGCATCGGGGATTGTCTTTTTGCTGTAGCAAGCGCCGAACTCCGATTGCAGGCCGCCCGTGCCGACAAAGGCATAGCGGAATCTGCGATTGCCCCGCTTGTACAGCTTTGTGCCGGCCACGAAGACCTGCGTGGTGCTGGTAACGTGCGGGTCGATCCGTCCGTCCGCCTCCCATTTGAAGGGAATGTTGCGAGAATTGGAAATTAACTCATTCATGTGAAGCTCCTATCTACCATTGCAAGAAAACCAGGTCCCGCCCCCGCCGGAACCAATCCGGCGGGGGCAAAGACCATTAGTCGAACTCAAGCACCGATACTGCCGAGGGTCGGCGTCGGGTGCGCCAGCAGTACGATCTTCGCCACGCCGGGGCCCTGGAGCCGAAGCGCGCCGAACGTGGTCTCCGCCCAAAGCTGGACGTTGAAGTTGGCGGTCGATTCCTCGGTGATCCGGGTTGTGAGGCCCTTGCCGTCGGTGCGGAGTAGTGCCGACTTCTGGAATGCCAGGCAGTCGATGCACTCGGTCGTGTAGGCTGCTTTGCCCGCGGCCTGCTCGACGGCGTTAATGCCGAACATCTGGGTCGGCAGCCAAACGAACGTAAAGCCCAGGAACCGGCCAATCTCGCCGTCGGGCAACGTCTTGACAACGTTGTAGAGGGAGTTGGTGGTTGCCTGCGCGGACAAGAGCAGTTGCTTGTTGTCCGCGTTGGCGACGATGATCCGGTCCGTCGCCGGAACCGATGCATTATCCATGCTCAACGCCAACGCCTGGACCTTCGCCAGAGTCAGGCCGGTTGCGGTCTTGGTCGTCTCTTCGCCGGCGGTGGAATCGGCCGTCGCCGCTGTCTGTCCGTTGTCGCCAACGGCATTGGCCATACTGCCGTCGGAGTTCATTACGATGCACTCGCCGGGGTCGTAGTAGTTGACCGTGGCGATGTCGCCGGTGGTGCCGGGGGCGTCGTTGCCGATCAAGACCTGGGCGAACGCCTTTTGCAAAATCGCCTGGGTCTTGGCGCGATTGATCGCGGACATGCCGCTCTTGAGCATGGCCGACTGCGGATCCTTCAAAAGCTCGAACACGTCCAGCGGGTCGATCAGGTTGGGCGACCAGGTGTAGCTGTCGTTCATGTTCCAGCGCCGGGCGAACTTGATGTTGCTGTGCTGCGTCTGGCTGTTGCGGGCGCGGTTGACGACGACACCGGACTGCCCGATATAGTCCCATGCCTTCCACGTTGCCTGCTGCTCTTCGCCGCGAAGCATTCCGGAAAGGATGTCCTGCTCCTGCTGGAAGACCTGATCGAA